GATTTATTAACCGAACTTGCAAGGGTATCAAGCAAAAGAATTATTTTTCAACATTGGTTTATTCCAGCAAATCCAAGTGGAACATACAAGAAAGCACAGGAAAAGTTTCTTTTGTCAGATGTATTAGTTTGGCAACCTAAAACTTACTTTGGCAGAGTGCAAGTTGTTTCGGTTTTTGATGTGGTTAACAATATATCTAAACAACAAGAACAATGAAACTAAACAAAGACGATAGACGAGAAGAAATGGCAGCTTATGGCACTATGGCTATTCTCGCAGTAGGTTTAATGCTAATAATCTACGCAATATTTTGTAACCTTAATTAATATATACAATGGAAAACAAGTTAAACACAGGAGCAATCTTTAAAAACACGAACAAGAAAGCTGATAACCATCCTGACTACAAAGGAAAGGTGAACGTAAACGGAAAAGAGATGGAGGTAGCTCTATGGGTAAAACAAGGCAAGGCAGGTAGTTATTTCTCTGCTTCATTTAGTGAGCCTTATGTAGCACCTGAGAGAGCAGTAACCGGAGATAGTATTGACGATGACCTACCTTTCTGATATGTACATTGACGATGACGCTTTAAGAAAGCAACTAAACAGGATATTGCTTACAAAAACACGGAATCAAATAGTCCAAGAGATAAAATCAAACGGACACAAGATGCATCAGTTTCAGTTAAACAACTTCCTCAACCGAAAAGACGTTACCTTATCAACCTTACACAAAATAGATAGATACGTCACAAGAGAGATTTACTTAAACAATTTAGAGCCACTTTAATCGGTGGCTTTTTTAATTTTCTTGCTTGATTAAAAATTAGTTTTATATTTGTTTAGAATTTAACCAATGGAAAAACTACAAATACTCGGACAAAACCATAAAGAATGGCTACTAATGGCCAAGAAAATGGGCATAGGAGAACTGTCTGAGGACATCGTTCAAGAAACATACTTGAGAATCATACGTCTTAACTATATCGATGGAGTGGTAAAAGATGACGGAAGCCTAAACAAGTTTTATATGTGGCTTTCAATCCGAGCAGTTCACGTTGACTATCTAAGAGCAAACTCGATGAACTTAGTTTCACTTGACGAGGTCAAAGAATGCTACGAGGAGACGGACTTAGAAAAACACGAAGCCTACTCGAACATTTACGATAAGATAGAAAACGAGATTAGCAGTTGGCATTGGTACGATTCAATGTTATTCAAAGTATACAAGGAAGGCAACGCATCAATGAGAGATATAGCTAAGGATACAGGCATCAGCTTGACTTCGATATTTAACACGATTAAAAACTGCAAGGAGCGTTTAAGAGATAACGTAGGAGAAGACTACGAGGATTACACTAACCAAGATTATAACTTAATTTAAAAGAAATGGCAAAAACACGAACACCAAGAAAGAAAGCTCAAGGCTTAGGAGATACCATTGAGCAAATAACTGAAATCACAGGCATCAAAAAGTTAGTTGAGTTTGTAGCAGGAGAGGACTGCGGATGCAATGAGCGTAAAAAGAAACTTAACGAGTGGTTTCCATATCGTCAACCTGAGTGCTTAACTGAGGAGGAGTATAATTGGCTTACGGAAACACGAATCCTTGAGCAACAAACATTCAAACCAAGTGAAGTAACAAGAGTAAGAGAAATATACTCACGAGTAATGAAGATAAGATTAGAACCAAGCTCTTGTGCTTCTTGTTTTAGAGAAATAGTATTAAACCTCAAAAAAGTTTACGATGCCTATTCCGACACCATTGCCTAAAGAGCAAAAAGGAGAGTTCATTCAAAGATGTATGATGGATGACACTATGGTCAGAGAGTATGACCAAGACCAACGATACGCAATATGCAGAGAACAACTACAAAAACACGAATTAGAAAATGGCAAAAGTAGGAAGACCACGAAAAATAGATAGTCCTGAAACTCTATTAGAACTATTTAGAAAGTATAAGGTATGGGTTAAAGACAATCCTCGCCATAAGTACACCTTGAATCAACGTACCGGTGATATGGTAGCAGAACCTCTTGAAGTTCCCTTGTCAATGGAGGGATTTGAAGTATGGGCATTTGAAAAGCACGACCTTTGGATTGAGCATTACATCAAGAATACAAACGATGCTTACCAAGAATTTTGCTCCGTCTCTACATACATAAAGCGAGAAATCCGCTCAGACCAAATCAACGGAGGCTTAGTAGGTCAGTACAATGCTAACTTAACTGCACGTTTAAACGGACTAACTGAGAAGACTGAGACTACCGTGACAATGGAGATGCCATTATTCCCTGACGAAACAAAAGCAATAGATGCAGATGTTCAAGAGAACTACCTCGATAAATAAAATCCTCGCTCTAAAAAAACGAATCAAGATAATACAGGGAGGAACGTCAGCAGGCAAGACTTTTGGCATACTCCCTATCTTGATAGATAAATGCACTAAAGAAAAAGGCTTAGAAGTTTCAGTAGTAGCTGAGACCATTCCGCATTTGCGTCGCGGAGCCCTTAAAGATTTTTTGAAAATTATGCGTTGGACTAATCGCTACTTTGACGATAGATTCAATAAGACGCTACTCAGATACGATTTCGCTAATGGCTCATCCATAGAATTCTTTTCAGCAGATGACGCATCAAAGCTCAGAGGTGCAAGACGTGATATCTTGTACATCAACGAGTGTAACAACGTAACATTCGAGGCATACAACGAACTTGCCATCCGTACAAAGCGTGAGGTGTTCTTGGACTTTAACCCTGCCAATGAGTTTTGGGTACACAAGGAACTAAAAGACGAACCTGACACGGATTTCATAATCTTAACCTACAAGGATAACGAAGCATTAGACGAATCAATCGTAAGCCAAATAGAAAAGAACCGTGAGAAAGCAGCTACGAGTTCTTATTGGGCAAATTGGTGGAGAGTGTATGGTCTCGGTGAGGTTGGTAGTCTTGAGGGTGTAGTGTTTAATAATTGGAAAGAGATAGACACGATACCTAATGAAGCTAAGTTGGTAGGCATTGGACTTGACTTCGGTTACACGAATGACCCGACTGCTGCAATAGGAATTTATAATTGGAATGGAAAACGAATAGTAAACGAAATTGTTTACCGTACAGGAATGGTCAACTCAGACATCGCTAAGATACTTCCGTCAGGTGTTATCATTTACGCAGATAGTTCCGAACCTAAATCAATCGAGGAAATCAGACGCTACGGAAAGACGATAAAAGGAGTAACAAAAGGAAAGGACTCTATCAACTATGGTATTGATGTTATGCAAAGACAAGAATACTTAGTTACCAAGAACAGTACAAACTTAATCAAAGAGCTGAGGAGTTATTGTTGGGATGTCGATAAGCAAGGAGTAAGAATGAATAAGCCTATTGACCACTTCAATCACGCTATTGACGCACTACGTTATCACGAGATGGAAGCACTCGGACTAAAATCAAACTATGGACAATACGCAATCCGATGAGCTACCTAAAATGATTAGGGTAGTCGAGCAATACATACAAGACCAAACAGGTAGAAAGGTAAGGATTGTGTTTAACGACATATTCAACGTAAGGAGGCACACCAAGATGTTAGCTAATGCCTATGCTTACGTGCTACAAAAACAAGAAACAAACGTCTAATAAATATGGAAGTACAAATCAAAGTTCCTACTGAGTTAAATGAAATCCCGTTAAAGCATTATCAGGACTTTCTCAACGTGCAAAAGAACTCATCAGATGAAGAGTTTGTAGCTCAAAAGATGGTTGAGATATTCTGCGGTATAAAGTTGGCTGAGGTTGCTAAAATCAAGCTAACTTCACTCAACGAATTGATAGTACACTTTACTAAGTTATTTGAGCAGACTCCTAAATTTCAACCTACATTCAAGATAGGAGATATTGAGTTTGGTTTCATTCCGGAGCTCGAAGAGATTACTTTCGGAGAGTACGTGGATTTAGAAAGCCACTTGCAGAGTTGGGATACTTATCACAAGGCTATGGCTGTTCTTTATAGGCCTATAAAAAAACGAAAAGGAGATAAGTACGAGATAAAGGAATACAATCCCAATATAGACATACAGGAGCTGATGAAGTTCGCTCCATTAGACGTTTGCATTGCGGCATCGCTTTTTTTTTACAATTTAGGAAACGAATTACTGCAAGCTACTCTGAACTATTTGGAGAAGCAGACGAAGATGGACAAGAACCTGTCGCAGACTTTAGCGAAACAACTCAATTTGCAAAACGATGGGGATGGTATCAAAGTCTTTATGCACTCGCTAAAGGAGACCTCACAAAGTTTGATGAAATTACCAAATCGAGACTTACTAAATGTCTCACCTATCTCACATTCGAGAAGCAGAAAAACGAAATTGAACAACGACAACTCCAAAGACAACTAAGACGATGAAAGGATTTTACGACATAACACAAGCACTACAAACACATTTCAACAATGATGCGTTAGTAAACACCGTTACTGAGGGTGACATCTTTGAGGTGGACTTAAACAAGCAGACTATATTCCCACTTGTACACGTAATGGTAAACAACGCCACGTTTGAAGTAAATGTAGTACGCTTCAACATTTCATTGATTGCTATGGACATCGTTGACATCAGCAAGAAAGCTACTACTGACATCTTTAGAGGTAACTCAAATGAGCAAGATGTACTCAACACTCAATTAGAAGTCTTAAACCGAGCTTATGCACTTATGTTGCACGGTAATTTGTGGGATAGCAAAGTAGTAGTAGACGGTAATCCTACCTGTGAGCCATTTACTGAGCGTTTCGAGAACTATCTTGCAGGATGGACTATGACATTTGACGTACTTATTCCTAACGAGGTTACAATCTGCTAATGGAAAAGACGGAAGTCCAAAAGGAATTAGAACGCTTTAGAGACTACGTAATTGATGTATCTAAGGCAAACCTTAAACGATTAAAAAAAGCTGACGGTAAGCTCTATAAATCGCTCAAAGGCAATGTAAAGGCGATGCCTAACTCCATTTCGATTGAGTTCTCTATGGAAGACTACGGAGTTTTTCAAGATGAGGGTGTCAATGGACTAAAAAACAATCAAGGTTCTAAGTATAGTTTCAAGAAAGGAGTGCCAAGTAAGAAGATGCTAAAGTCTTTGGATGTTTGGATTAGGAGAAAAGGATTATCACCAAGAGACTCAGGAGGTAAATTCGTAAAAAGAACGGGAATAAAATTTGCAATTGCAAGAAGCATATTTAATAAAGGTATTGAAAGAAGTTTATTTTTTACCAAGCCATTTGAAAATGCCTACAAGAGACTACCTGAAGACTTGGTAGAAAAATACGGATTAGATGCGATAGAATTATTTAACGAACAAATAGACCAAATACTAAAACAAAATGCCTAATATATTTGCAAGAAGTCCTTACATCGTAGAGATAAACGAAACAGGACAAGTAGAAACTAAGATAGAGATTTACCTTTGGAATACCGGTTCGATGCCGAGTGCTCCTCAGTACATTTTAAGTAAGCTCATCCCTGCTTCAAACGCACCGGCTGCGTATTACGATGTCAGTCCTTACATTCGTGAGTTCATCAGTCACAAAAGTTTACAAACTCAGATGACTACCCAAGCAGCTACACCAACTGCTCAGTATTGCAATTTTACAATCCGTAAATACAAGCGAGTAACTAATACGTTCACTCAGGTAGGTTCTGACATCACGGGCTACGGATTCGAGGGGTTTGGTTACTACACCGATGGCTACAATCCTACATTAAGTGATGTGCTTTTAACTCAAGGCAACTACTACTACAATCCTATCAATAACGTAGGTTGGGTTACTGCAATCACAGGAACGGTAGCAAAAGCTAAATGGACAAACCTAAGCACAGCAGCAACGCAAACAATCAACCTATCTTTAAACACGGTAAGAGACATTAACCGAGTCTACTCAGGATGGGAATCAGTAGGAAACAAGTTAGAGCTTTTAAATTCATCTAATGCCGTCCTATGGACTTCGTATTTCTACCCGCAAGAGGAGTGCAGATACACACCTGTGCAAGTTGACTTCGTTAATAAGTTTGGAGCTTGGCAAAGACAATGGTTCTTTACTGCATCTTACGATACCTTAAACACCGAAAACACGGAATACAATCTATTACAATCTCAGTTCCCTAACTACCTACAAACTGAAGGACAAAGACAAGTGTACAACGGAAACGGAAAGCAATCTATCCGAGTGAACTCTGATTGGGTTGATGAAGATTTCAAAGAGGTGATTAAGCAGCTTATGTTGAGCGAAAAGATATTAGTTAATGAGACTGCTGCCAAGCTAAGCACGAAGTCTATAGAACTACAAAAATCCATAAACAATAACCTCATCAATTATCAGCTTGAATTTGAATACGCTTACGATGTAATTAACTCCGTAATCTAATGAATAGAAAAGTACACTTATACGTCAGTACGACACGCTATCAAAACATAACTACATCGGTAGTCAATAACTTCTTTCAGTCAGTTACAAATGCAGGAGGCGTGTGCGAGGGTGGTCAATGTATGGTTGATTATCTTGACTCGTTAGGTGGGTTATTTGGTAACTACAAAAACTCGGAAAGATTAGAGCTATTTGATGACGAACAAATCAACGTAACAAGTACCGTTCAAAACGTACAGGATATTTCTAAGACGTTTACGGACTTTTCTCAGAGCTTTACAATTCCTGCTAACGACCATAACAACGGAATCATTCAGCACTTCTACCAATCGGATGTAAACTCGCTAATTGATTACAACCTTAGATTAGATTCATTCATTGAGATTGACCTTTCATTTTTCCGTAGAGGAAAGTTGCAAATTGAAAAGGCAAATCTTAAAAACGGAAGACCTGAGAGCTACACGGTAACATTCTACGGAGATGGAAGAACGCTAAAAGATTACTTTGGTGAGGATTTACTTTCTGACTTAGATTACACGGAATACAATCACAAATATAACGGAGATGAGATAGCAGATAGAATATCAGACGATACAAATCAGTATGACGTTAAATATCCTTTGATTAGCTCGAAGCGTATTTGGCACTACCAATCAAATTACGTAAATGCCACTACCCCGAATTGGTTAGACGTAACTTCAATCTCAGATAACAACATTTATGCAACGAGTGGTGCTATTAAATACAACGAGCTATTCCCTGCTTTCAGAGTTGAAAAAATATTTGAGTTAATCCAAAAAAAATACGGAGTTACATTTGAGGGCACGT